CCTCTTGACAAATGTGGAAAATGATGTTAATATTATAGTATGAAAACATTTCTCAGAAACCCAATACAAATAGAAGAATTGAAAGCCACAACAGGCACGGATGGGAATAGAGTATATCATACACCAGATGGTAAACTCTATCCCTCCGTGACCACAGTGCTTTCTGCACACACCAAGAAAGGCATCTTGGATTGGCGTGAGCGTGTGGGTGAAGAAGAAGCCAATCGTGTGTCCAGAAAAGCGGCATTTCGTGGCACCAGATTTCATACTCTGGCGGAAAAATATCTACAGAATGAATTGTCTGGTGGTGATTTCTCTTTAATGGATTACGAGATGTTCAAAGTGGCACAACCTGTGTTGGATAGAATTGACAACATTCATGCACAAGAATCCACGTTATGGTCACATCATCTTCGCTTGGCAGGACGAGTGGATTGCATTGCCGAGTTTGATGGCAAGTTAAGTGTCATTGACTTTAAAACGGCACGGCGAGAAAAGGATGAAGAGCATATTCAACATTACTATATGCAAGCCGCCGCCTATGCCATCATGTTTGAGGAACGAACCAAGATTCCCATCAACCGGCTTGTGATTGCCATTGTGGTGGAAGATGGATTCATGCAAGTGTTTGAAAGCCGTAGAGACAAGCATGTAAATAGTTTGTTGTATTATCGTGACTTATACGAGGCGTTCAACAAGTGAAATAGTATCGTAGGATGATGATAAATAGTAGTGTAGGATGGTAGTAGAACAGCTCAACTTGAAACATAGCTTGGACAGGGGTTCGACTCCCCTCACCTCCACTTGAAGTATCGTAATATTTTGGGGGTGCTTGGTTTCGACAGGTTAAGGATTAGATGCGAGAGCTACCCGAAAGGCGACTGCCGTAAGCAGAGCAAAAAAATTAACAGGCGCATATAACGCACCTCTTGCATTAGCTGCGTAATCGCAGCATGCCGGGTTTTGGGGGTTCCCTGGGAACAGAAAACCCCCTTCCCTTTTGCTATGAACTTTCAAACAGGAGGTCCTATGTTTAGGAATGTACTTTTGATTGTGATGTTGGCGATATTGTCAACAACAGCCCATACACCGAAACCCATCATCGAGCGTGTTCCCATAAAAGCACGATTAGATGAAAAAGAAGTTGTGTGTTTGGCTAAAAACATTTTCTATGAAGCACCAGATGAGCATTATGTAGGAAAACTTGCCGTTGCCACGGTGACCATGAATCGTGTTCGACATAAACAATTTCCTAAATCTGTATGCGGTGTAGTGTTTCAAAGAAATTCACGTGGGTGTCAATTTTCTTGGACGTGCGGTCCTAAAACTTCATTTGACAGCGCCACATATAAGATATCCTATGATATTGCTGTCCAGGTCTTGACAAACAACATCAAGGTGAATAAATTGAAGAATGCACTATACTTTCATAACACGAAGGTATCACCAAATTGGACATTTGCCAGACCCATCACACAAATAGGAAATCATATTTTCTATGAACCCAAAATATCATGACTGAAGAACAAATTGACCCGAAAATTCTCACCGTGGAATATCTCATCACCAGAGAATTCACATCTGCTTCTGAATTTTCCATGCACATAGAACGAGAAGCCATTCGTAGAAAAATTGGTTATCTGGAAACTCTCATGGAGTATTGTGAAGAAAAGAACATTGACACCGTGGCTGTTGCCAGTATGATTACCAGTTCATTGAAGGCGAAGATACAAGCTGAAGCCGAAGAAATGAATCTTTTAAAGAAATCTCCAAAACTGCCTGTATGACCATTGATGACGCATACCGAATTTACACAGCTCTTCGGTTGCATTTCACCACAGACAATTATGATATTCGAAGTGGTATCATCCCAAAGAAACCGAAAGCAGGTGTGAAAACCAGTTTCAAAAAGAAACTTCAAACCTTGATGAAACAATACAATTATCAAGAAGAAGAATTGATTGGATATCTGGTGGCAAACTTTTTAAATGGGAATGAATGGGGTATTTTCGAACCCATGGGGCATGAAATCTTCATGGAATGGAAGCGAATCCAAGAAAGCTTGACCTATAACTACAAACAAGACATCACCAATCTATCCTATTTGGTGTCCACACCCCAGGAATTGTTCAATTCTTCACAAGGACATCCGGTGATATTGAAGGCATATTGTGGTAAAAAATGTCGGTTAGAGACACTTGTTATTCTAAATAAATTATATAAATTTACTGTAGAGATGGATGAACAGCTTGTGTTGGATCCAGTTTGGAACTCCGTCTCTCGAACAATTCACAAGTATTCACCTTTCATCAAAGTGGAGAAGGAAAAATTTTCAATGATTACAACACAGGTGTTCCATGAGTAGGTATCGGGATTCAGATTATGAAGATGAGTATCGGGATTTCAAGAAGCCCAAGAAAGTCACCAAGGACAAGTTTGGTAAGCATCGAAATGCCATTTATGATATGTTGGAAGATGAAGAAGATGAAGATTCATATGGTGATAACATTCGTTATGAGTTTGATGAGGAGTATTAATTTGTTATGGTAGGATACACGTTTCATACACCGTTTTATACACCGTCATACAAGGAGAAATACAATGACATTCAGTAGTTTATCAGATTTACGCAAGAGTCGTGGCAACTTCGACAACCTCATGAAAGAGGTGGAAAAGATTGCAAAGCCCGCTTCAGGTGAACGCCGTGATGATGACCGGTTCTGGAGCCCGGCAGTAGACAAGGCAGGCAATGGATATGCTGTGATTCGGTTCTTGCCTCCGCCAAAGGGAGAAGAGCTTCCTTGGGTACGTATCTGGAATCATGGATTCCAAGGTCCTTCAGGTCGCTGGTATATTGAGAACAGCTTGACCACATTGAATCAAGCCGATCCTGTTTCTGAATTGAACACAGAACTTTGGAACTCTGGCATTGAGAGCAACAAGGAAATTGCTCGGAAGCAGAAGCGTAAGCTCACTTACATTTCCAACATTCTTGTCATCAAGGATTCCGCGAATCCTCAGAACGAGGGTAAGGTGTTCTTGTACAAGTATGGCAAGAAGATTTTCGACAAGATTAAGGATGTGATGCAACCTCAGTTCGAGGATGAGGATCCAACCAATCCGTTCGATTTCTGGAAGGGTGCCAGCTTCAAGTTGAAGATTCGTAATGTTGAAGGATATCGTAACTATGACAAGTCGGAATTTGAACCTGTGTCAGCAATTGCTGAAGATGATGCCGCCATTGAGGTGATTTGGAATCAGCAACACTCGCTTACAGAATTCACTGACCCGAAGAACTTCAAGAGTTACGATGAATTGAAGAAGAAGTTGGATTTGGTCTTGAAGGGTGCTCCGACAGGTGTGACTGCCGACAGAATTTCTGAAAGCCGTATGGAGGATGAGCCAGTAGCATCAGCTCCGGCTCCACGGGCTGCTCGGGCCCCACAAATGAAAACATCCTCACCCGATGAGGATGAGGATGATACACTCAGCTATTTCAGTAAGTTGGCTGAAGATTAATTTTCATTACAAGATGTAAAAAAGGGGAGCTGAAAAGCTCCCCTTTTTCTTTATACAACCCGTGTTAATCTTCTTTCTTGGAATCGTAAGTGGCTTCCATGTATGTCACGAAGGGATACCACAACTGCTCCACTTGAAGAAGAACTGGTGGGTGCCGTTGTGTTATTGGCAACATTGTTTACTACAACAGGTGCGGCAGCATTAGGCTGCATAGAGGATTGTTCAACTGCCGCAGTGGCATTAACCCGAGGTGGTGTGGGGGTTGCTGCAGCCCCAACTGTTCTTCCTAGCTGTACACGTGCTTGACCCAGATAATAACCCAATCCTTTATCTTCTTGTCCTGCATTAGCATCTGCTGCTCTAAGCTCATCTGCCTTCTTCAACAATTCTGGATCCTTTTGTTCAAATATTGCTCGAGCATTAGCTTCACCTTGTTGTTCTTTTTCAAGAGCTTGTTCAGCACCACGTTGAGCTTCACGCATATCACCAAAGGCACTCACGGCTTCTTTTACTTTTTTACCAGCCCAGATGGTGGCGGCAATTGTAGCTAAAGGTAAAGCAATGCTACTTAATGCAGGACCAATGGCTGTTAATGCTTTGGTGGCTGGTGTAATGAAATCCATTAATCCATTAAGCATTCCACCGTTCGTTTCTGCTGCTTCTTCAGTGTTTTCATCAATTTCTTGAAGTTTTTCCAACATCTTGGATTGTGTGTCATCTTCTTCAACCACGGTACCAGACGAGATGGATGCTGGAAACATGGTTTCATTGGAAATGTATTGTCCTTTTTTACCTGGTTCTTTGGAATGATACCGACCAGATTTTTCACTATAGGACACTCTTCCTTCTGTGACCTGTCGCAAAACTGTTAATTCATCCAACATTTTCTTGTTGGTCAATAACATATCATCACTGGTTTTCATGATTTTTTCATTTTGCTCTTCAATTTTCTTTTTCTCGGCTTCTTGAGCTTTTTGTGCTTCTTCTTTCAATGTTTGTTCTTTTTCAACATCCCCTTTATCTCGGAATCCAAACATTTCTTTGAAACCACGAGAAAATTCTTTTTTCACGGCAGGGAAAAATCCTCCTTCCTCCATTTCTGCGTCTGGAGTCACTCCTGTCAAATTATACTTTAGTGAACTTGTAAAGGATGTGATGTTTGAAGGCCGTTCATCAGTACGTTCCACACGTTCTAGTGCTTTACGAATCCCTTCAAGGCTTTCTTCTTTGGTTTTTGGTGTTTTTCTTGCCATGTGTTATCCTACGATTCTTGGTTTTTCTTTTCGAGATATTGTAACAACATTGATATGTAAATTTCTCTTTCCCAAGGCATCATGTTTTCAATTTCTGTTAACGAATATTTGTGAATTTGCATCATTAAAAAATTCGTTTTGTAGAAATTCATCATGTTGTCATGAGAAAGAGTTAGTGAAAAAAATTTCGTATTGTATCCACCTGTAAATTGTTAACTATTTCACACTGCTTACACGTAAATTTAATTTTCTTCAATAACAATGGCATACTGAGAAAGAATTGTTCAAACTTCTCAAAGTTTTCAGCAGTTAAATTGTCCACAAACTCACGAACTTCATGATGATGTTCTTCGGAATTCACAAACATTTCTTCTTCTGAGAAAATTTTCTGAATGCATTCAACAATAACATTGAAAATAGCTTCATTACTACCATCTTCAATAAGTTTTCCATAATGGAGAATGTCTGGATATTTCATTTCAACTTTCACATCACCTAAGTTCAACACTTTGGATGTTTGTAAGTCTCCTTGAATTTCAAAATCATTTACAGTAACAACATAAGGCTGCTTACTATTACATTCACCACAAATTAATATCAATTCAATTTCTTCTCCAATTGACTTTCCTCGAATTTGTAAAAATGCATATTGTAAATCAGCTAAACAATAATCATCACCCTTCATGGTACCAAATGTACAAGACTCAACAACATCCATGATGGCACGTACAGTATCTTCGGTTGTTTGTGATTCTTTTGCTAAGAGCAACAATTTTTCTTCTTTAACAACAAACGGTCTAAATGTAATTGTTTGTTTTGAAACAGGTAACGTCATACTGAATTCTGGAACTTTCACTTGTGGTATACTCATATTATCTCCTCATACTGCGTGTGATATTCTGTAATTTTTCAGAAGCAGCTCTTTTTAAATCAGTTCCTAATTGTGTTCCTACTGTTGTCAACTTTGTTACACCTTGTTTTGCCAAAGTTGATAAATTAGTTTGCATACTGGATGCAATTTCTTCAGTCTTACTCATGTCAGCCACTTCTGATTCCCAATACTTATAGGTGAATGTAACCGACATTCTTTGCACACCTACAGCATCATACCCTAAAGGCATCACGTTAATGGAGGTTGGCCAACATTCCACAAGTTTAATACTGTATGCAATGGTTTCTGTATCCCGAAATGCTTCAATTAATGGATTAGCTAGCGGAGAAATGTTTCTTGCAATTTGAGTTTTTGCTTTTGTGAGTGCTTCTGAAGCACGATTGCGTACAGAACGAACAGCTTTATCTAAAGGAATGGCAAGTGTGGGATTGGTTTTTCTGAAGTTTTCAACACCTTGACGTAATCCAAAATCAGCTTGTGTGGGGCTAAAATTTAAAATGGCTTCACCTGGTAATCCAGCTGGAACCAAGGCGTGAAGTGTGATGTCTTTGGCATAATCTTTGTAAAATCCTATTTCTCGACCTTCATTCGGCTTACTTACACATAAATTCATCCATTCTTCCATGACAAGGCGAGGAAGATAATCGGTATCAATTAAAAATTGCATTGTGATGCTCTCACCCATGAAATCGGCAGCTTGTGCTCGATATTCATTCAACCCATTGATACGAATGGTTCGTGCATTGATGTTTTTACCTGGAATGGCTGCCTGTTCACATAATAAACTCATTGTGCGACCATTTTCTCCTGCCACTGGAAAGTTCACAAAGAATCTTTCCATCCTTGCTAAACTTTTATATTTTACCAGTGATAGAAATTCATCTAACGTTGGTACACTAGGTTTTTCTATTGCCATTACATCTTGCTCCGTGAGTCGTTGAATACAACATTTCGTGATGATTTTTCAAAACTATCAATAGGTAACATGATAACTTTACGCCAATCTTGTGGATAGATTTTTAATAATCGTGAGGATACCTGAGTGTACAGATATCGTTTCACACAGGCATGAACACCTGGAAATTTGGATGCGTTATCCAACAATTGCCATTTTAATGCAAATTTGGTTTGTTCTGACAATGTTTCATCTGTGGTGAATTCCATCATTCTGTCCAACAATCGCATGCGCATCATCGGAGGAAGATAATGGAAGTTCAATCCATAAAAACCATCTGGCACACGACGAAACACGGCAACTAATGGGGCAACATCATAATATGGAAGTTTATCTGCCATTTTTGGGTCATATAGAAACAAATACATATCACCCATTTCCACTCTGGTGACAAATTCTCCCACATCGCTTCTCATCACACGATTGGCAGTTACAGATGTCAACCCCACCTTGCGAATCATATCTTGATACCACCGATATGATTTCTCTGGTGTCTCTGTGTCACGAATTCGTTGAAATGGTGTTGTTGCCATAATGGTTAAATTGGGGCTTGACTACTACTTGACAAGGTGATAAATTCACTATGTCCTGAATGATGTAAATAATCCTTACTATTTATAGTAGTTTCAAGAAGATTGTAAGTCTTTCTCTGTGACAAGCATGAATTCCCAACCGCGCTGAGAAGCAAAGCGTTTTGCTGCATCCCATTTGGCATTGTTCACACCCCATTGTTTCACTTCCGAGATGAAACTTTGGGTTTTTCTTTTAGGGATGGTTGGGGGTTGAGTATATCTGTAAGGTTTCACTTCCACCAAATATTTCTTCACTACACCAGACTTATTTTCCACTTCTATGAAGAAATCCACGAAATATCTGTGAACAAGATTATCCATGGGGCTCACATAAGGAATCACAATTTCTTCACTGGCCCATCGTTTCACAGAAGGATTCATGTCACACCATTTCATGAATTTCAATTCATAACTACTTCGGTAGATGATGTTGGTGGGATCCCCGATATATTTGTAGGGTTTTGTCGGAACAAATCGTCCGCGGTAAGTATCTTTGGTATAAGCCATATAAATAGTGTGGTCAATTCTTTTCAAGGGATATTTATGGGTATAAACGATGAAAATTTCCCAGTAGGTGCCAATAGCTTAGGTGCCCCCAAGGATCCACGTGTGAGCGGAGATGTACCTGGCTCAGCGTCATCAGGTCCAGGCAATTTAAATGTATATCGGTATCCTTTAGATGTTGGTAGTGTTGAATATCCCCATTATGCTGTGTTCTACATCAGTAAGCGGCAAGGGGATGTTGGTGAAAATGAAGTGTTAACCAATCAAAACGTCAATGTTGATGTTTCCAACCAAAATCGTCCTGATAGAATTGAAAGTGCAACATTACGTGCAGGTTTGGCAACTTATCAATTTGTGGCAGGCGGCGCCACGTTAGGTACCGAAGTGGTGAAATCAACAGCATCCACATTTGGAGGGAGAGCCAACACCGCAGTGAAAGCCACAGGTGCCGTGTTGGGTGCCTCTGCTGCTCTTTCTGCCGCCGTGGATGATGTTGTACGAAATCGTGAACGTGTGTTTCTTCGAGATGCAATTGCCTTATACATGAATGATGTCCCTTCAACAACATATCGTGCAGGATGGGATACTGCTGATGTAGGTGTGTTAGGAGGAGCTCCAGAAGTGATATCCAATGTGGGACAAAACTTCAGTTCCGCTGTGAATGCATTTCAAGGAGGAAATATTCTGGAAGGAGGAGGTGAGTTGCTTGGCGCAGGCAAGGCAGCCATTCAAGGATTAGGAGGCATGGCAGCAGTTGCTGCGTTAAAGAATCAAAAAGGACCATTATCAGCATTTGGTGATGCTTCTGCGTTAACACAAGCTTCATCTGGCATTGCTGTGAATCCTTTCAAGGTGCAAATGTTCAAGAGCATGGGATTCAGAAGTTTTTCCTTTAACTATGTGTTTCTTCCAAAAAATAAAGAAGAATATAATCAAGCACAAGACATCATCAAAACATTTAAAAGATATATGCACCCTACAAAAAAGGGTACTTTCTTTCTAGGATATCCTGCGGAATTTTCCATTCAATTCTTTTTCCGTAATGCCCCCAATGAACATCTATTCAAGATTAGTAGTTGTGCTTTAACAGATATGAAAGTTGCATATGGTGGAGCTGACTTTGTGACATTTAAAGGCACAGAAGGTGCTCCCGCAGAAATTAGCATGTCGTTAACCTTTACAGAACTCGAATTGTTGACCGAAGATAGAATCAAGGACAATTACTAATGTCATATTTTTCCAAGTTTCCTAGAACTGTTATTACACGAAACAATACACCATTCATTGTTCGAGATTTTCTTTCACGTGTTGCAGTATCAGAAAATTTCAAAAAACAATATTCCTTTCTGGAAAATTATTTCATTCTAGATGGTGAAACACCTGAAGCAGTAAGTTTTAAATTATATGGGTCACCTACCTATCATTGGGTGTTATTGATGATTAATGATATTTTGGATCCCAGAAATGATTGGCCTGTGCCTGAAAGAAAAATCATGGATGTGACGTTCATGAAATATGATTACATCATAACGGTGCCTAGTGCTGCAGCATATACCGTGGGTGATATGTTAACAAGTAGTAATGGCGGCAAATTTGAAGTCATGTCTAAAACAGGATCCAACATTTACATTCGTTCCAATTCAGGATTCATTGTGTTAACAACCTCGGTCACATTGAACAATGTCACAACCAGTACCACAGGGTTGGTGATATCTGCTGTCACCCGACCAGACACACGTGTTCATCATTATTATGACACAGTTCTTGAATATATCGTGGATTACGATGGCTCCAATCCTAACATCATCCCTGTCACCAACTATGAATATGAAGTGGAATTGAATGATGCCAAAAGAAACATCAAAATAATATCTGAAGATTTGTTGCCTGTATTTGTGAAAGAATTTGATAATAGAATAGGTGCCTAATGCCTAACAACATTGAAAGAATTAATGATGCCGGTGAAGTAATTATTGAAAAATTGGATTTAATTGTAAAAGGGAAAACCATTGACATCAGATCCTTTGTGATTCAAACTGTGATTTTTGAAGATATCTTTAGTAACATGATGACAGGACACATGGTGATTCAAGATGCTGCAAGTTTCATCACACAAGTATCTTTGAGTGGATTAGAAGTTGTTTCAGTATCATTTCGAACACCTGGTTATCGTGAACAGCGCATCAAGAAAAATTTCTACATCAGTGGCATCTCTGAACGTTCCATTATTGATAAAGAACAAGCCTATATATTGAATTTAATTTCTGTTGAGGCGTTGAAAGATAACACCACCCGAGTAAGTAAGAAATTTTCAGGTAAAACAGATGTTGTGGTTCGAAAAGTATTCAATGAGTATATTGAAAGTGATAAGACACTGGTAACTGAACGACAATCCACAGATGTTGCCTTGGTTTCTCCATATTGGTCTCCTTTGAAAATCATCAACTGGATTGCTAATCGAGGATATCGTGAAGTACCCAATTGTTTATTTTATGAAGGAAATAAAAGTTTTCATTTCAACACCATGGATTTTCTTGTGAAAACTGAAGAGGTGTTTGGAACCTATTCCTATACGCCTGCCAATAC